AAATAATTGAGATACCCAACAAGAGGGTGTTTGTTGTATCTCATCATCATGGGTATTACTAACTCTTGTACAACTCTGTGGTGTAACAGCAAAAGTCGCCAGAGCAGTATCGGAAGCATCAGTATTATCCCACGTCGTTTTAAACCAATAGGAGCATCGAGTGGCAATATTAGTAATAGCTAATTGATCGTTATTATCTAACCCTACTATAGAATTATCTATAGTTAGTCCAATCTTTGGATCAAGTCCAAGGGGCTCAAATGGATAAGAAATCTCACTATTTGCCATAGGTGGAAAAACTCCTAACTTTACAGGCTCCACATTGTTTACATTTGGTAAATTTGTGAAACCCAAGGCCCTAAGACCTTTAGCAGCGGAAGATGAAACCATTTCTGCAACTGTAGCAAACTTTCCTATAATAGGTAATCGCGTTAATTGCCCAGATGCTGCAGCAACTGCTGAGGCTATAGCACTAGCTGGTTGATCTGAATATTCATCTACTGCCACTTTAGCACTTCTCCAATTGCGTTTTGCTCGTCCTTTAACTGCTGATTTAACAACATTATCGAGAACGACAGCTTTAGCTTGGAGGGGCGCATCAATAGTGGCTCCTGACAAGATGACATCTTCAGCTCTTGCGTAAACTATGATATTAACTCCTGTACCTGTTACTCCATTTGCAGATCGAAGAGCAGTGACATTTCGTAATATTAATTGCCCCATATTGCCAAAATCTTGAGCTATTCCAATCCTTATGAATTGCTGAGTATTTAAAAATGGCAATTGGAGCTCACCACCACCATCCTCACCTGGAAATATTTCAATATTTGGTAATTGAGAAACAGGTATTTGCCATGCTTCAAAAGAATCTTCATAATATGGATCAGTTGCTCCATTTAAATTACCTTTAGGTATATACCAACATCTTGACATGCCATAATAAAAAGGGGACGCATTAACTAATACTTTTATTCGTAAATTACATCTTATAAAAGAATAATTTTGTAATTTCCGTTTTATAACTGAATTAGAGAAAAATTCTCTCCAAGGTTCAATATTTATAATATTTGTCCCAGTTCCATCACTTTCATTCCAAGTTGCACTAGCAATTTTAACATAACGGGAGAGAAATTCGGAAATATCAGTAGTAGTAGTTGCATCATTGTATACATAATCAGGGACCTCAGTTTTTTGTTCAAAACTTTCTCCTTCATTCGCATCAATAAGATGCATAACTGGTTCAGCTTCTGTTTTAGAAGCACCAGAAACGTCTTCAGGTAAAATTTCACTCTGATAAACGGCTTGACTTTGCCTCCCCCAAATTTCATCATAATTTGGTACATCTGGCAATTTTGTAAGAGGCAAACCTTGCGTTTTGCGTAAATAATCCAAATAACAATAATATTTAGACCATTTAAATTTAGTATATGAAAGAGGCATAATGTTTTGATGAACACATGCTTCTACATAAGCGTAAAATAATTTTTTATCTGTATTAAATATAGTAAGTGATTTTCTTAACTCAGGGAACACTTATAACCTGAGCGCAAACAATTTTATGTATTTGACCAAATACACCTCTAAATAGAGGTTGAGAACTAAGCCTCATCAAACTTAATAATCCATTGAAATATATTTTGTGTTGTTAAACAATAATATTTCAGGTAACTATTATTAAGCAGCAGGTCGCTTAAGGGAGGCTGCTGAGGCTCCCACTTGTTTACAAGTTTCGTTTCACAGCAGATAAATAAAATTCATCTACTGTACCATACTCGTGAAATTCTTTAAGAAGAATATCATAAGTAGGGAATGTTGATTCACTAATCCATAGTAAGAGATCATTCTCTTGAACACATTGTAAGAAAAGTTTCCGCTTCTCTTCAAAAATTTCTTTTCCATAGAAAAAGTATTCTCTATATGCTGAAGACATTGCTGAAACACACTGAGCTTCTGCAGGAACACTCTTTGACATCACACAAATGGTAAGCATCTTATTTATGGAATCATGATCTAATGGAGCAAAATAAGCATTAGCATCCTTATCAAATACCCATGTCCTCTTTAAAAAAGAAATATCTTTTAAACCAACAAAAGGTACTGACTCAGCATCTTTATCTGCCATCGTATAAATTAAATCATACCGAAGAAAACACTCAGCAATAGCTGTATGATTATACTCTGGTAAGTTATCACTCACACCCATAACATTATCATCACCATAAGTAAATAAATTTACATAGTTTTGAAATTCAGAAGGATGTTTATGTGTTATCTCTACAAAAGCATATCGCATATATAGAGAGTTTACAAAACAATTCACAATTACCGTTAATGGGGAACCTGAAAGCATAGAACCTAAAAATTGTACCAAATCTCCATTATAATCCATTAAGGCTTTTATCATATCTGCAAATATACCATTGACAATCAATAAATCCTGTGCATTATATCCACTGGCTTCACAAATGCGAGTCATTATCCAACCGGACCAGCGAATAAATTCAGCATACATTCTTTTATCATATTCTTTGTAATCTCCATTAATAAACTTAGTATATTTACCATCTTTCGTCAAATATTTAAGAATGGCACCCCATTCATTTGATTGGCAAATTGTTCCTGGTCCTGCTTCAAAAACAAACTTATTATTTTGTATGAGTCGAATTATGGGAAGTAAATATTGTCTAACTACAATGGAATAACCAAAAGGGGCTCCTGCAAAGACTCTTGCTTTTCCTTCTTTATGTTTTTTCTCATTAACAGGTTCATCTTTGAGATTAGCACAAAAGATAGGGTTAAATTTCTCTTGACGAAGATAACATTGCTTGATTTCATCACAGGTGTCTAATATTTCTTTATCCACCTTAACAGTGTTATCCCCTTGTAATTCTAAAAATTTCGCTTTAGATGTTTTATATGGATAACCAGCACTAGTTCCACGTTTAATTGAATCTATATACGCAACACCAGGTGCGCCATTAATAGCCGTATGAAGATCTAAAA